CTTTGTTCTTGAATTTGTGAATTACGATCAAACTCTGAAAGTGTTGCATCAATAACTTGTGTTTGATACGGGGACATAAAGTCTTGTACGCCTTGTTGGAAAGCTGTTGCTCCCAAACCTACTCCACCTAATGCTGTTCCAGCGGCTGTGCCTGCTGTTTGTGCTTGTTGTAAAAATGGTGCAAAAGAACCTACACCTTTGGTTGCTAAATTTTGTGCATCTATTTGTAATTGATCTTGACCTGCTACTTGTGGTGCAAGTCCTGCTAAACTTTGTTTTCTAACATCAAAAGCTTGGGCTGCATCTTGTCTTGCTTTAAATGCATCTGCTGATTCAGCTGCACCTCGTGATATACTTCCTAAGCCACCTGTTACTATAGGTACACCTTGTTGAGCTAATACATTTTCTGCTAAATTTGTGCCTAGTTTTTCTACAAAAGGTGCTGGTCTTGATACCTGTGTTGTTGTACTCATTACAATACTTCCTCTAATCTTTGTGATGTTTTAAACATGTCTCTAGCGCCTTCTAATCCTTGCGATTCCTCAGATACGTCACCTCCGGATTCGAGGTTCTTCATCATGTTATACATAACTTCTGCGCCTTTGTCCACATCTCCTTCACCTGCATTTCTTACAGCATCTGCAGTAAACACAAATTCATTCTTTGATAATCTTGCAGGTACGTCATCTGCTTTTTCCATTCTACCTATTGGAACGAATCCACCTTCAGCTCTTAAATCCATTTCTTGTCCATCCATATCTAATAATGGCATAGTTTTTTTAGCTACAGGCTCTGGCTTGCCACCCTCTGCTAATTTGTTAGGTCTATCAGGATAGTCTCTATCATAAGCTCTTTGCATAATACTAAAAATATTTGCATCTAATTTATCTAAATTTAAACCTTGTTTTGTAAGATAATCTCTAAATGAAGGCACTGTTCCACCTGCATAATTTATTCTACCACCTTCTGCAGCTAGTCTTCTATTTGTAAATAACTCAGGATTATTCATAATATAGCTTGGATCAGCTATGTCTGCTCCCGCATACAATGTTTCATCTTCGTCTTCTTCTTTTGGCGTTAAAAAATATGATCCTAATGTTGATGCCGCTATACCACCTAAAGCTGTTGGCATATATGATCCAAATCCTTTTGTTAAACCTAGACTACCTAAAAAACCTTCTTTTCCAAGAAGAGCTTGATTTCTAGCTTTTACCCCAAAGAGACTTTTCATAATACCCGATCCACCTCCAAACTTAAATAACGCTGCACCTATTGCAGCTTTACCTATTGGTGATTTAGCTATCTTCTTAACTGATCTTGTAACTTTTTTAACAAGTTTACCTAAGCCATACATCTGTCTTGATGATTCAAGGTCCATGATTCCACCTTCGTAAGGCATGCCACCTTCTGCAAGTGCTGCTCTACCACCATCAGCCATTAATCTGTAATTAATAATTTCGTCATCTTCTTCTTTTTTTTCTTCTGGTGCAGCTGATCTTATACCTGTAAAACAATATGCTGGTGGGTTAGGTCCTTTACAAGGATCTTGTATTCCATCACCATCATCTTTTGGATTAATTTGATCGTCTGTCTTACCTCTGTTCTGTAAATCAGTCATTGCATCTCTTAACTCTTGATTAGTCATACTGCTTGATGTGTTAACAAGATCCGTATAGGCTCGTGCTTTGTTTAAAGTGTTTAATGCTGTAACTTGTGTATCTGGTCTAATAGCATCAGTTAAAAGATTACCTATTGCAAATCTTCCTTTTAATGTAGAGTTGACATCATACAAATTTGGTCTGTATTTTTCTAAACTAGTTCCAATGTTAGAACCTAGTTTGTCTTTTCCTTTTTCTAAACCACTAAAGTCATAACCATAGCTAGGGTCAGCTGCTACTTTATCTGCTATTTCTTCTGCGGTTAGACCATAATCGTCCATTACATCTACGTACTGTTCTATGTCTTGGTATTTTTGAAGTGATCTTTTTTTAACTAGATCTAACAGTTTTTGTCTTTGAAAATTTGTATTAAAAGTATTTATTCTATCAAATATACCTCTAGGCCTGCTACCTGTTGGATCTACTCCACCAAATTGTTTTTGGTATTTTTGTTTTTCACGATCTCTAACTTCTTTACTTGGTTTATCATCCCTACCAGCATCTCCATAGCCACCTAAAGGTCCACCTTGATATCCACCTGAAAGATCTTGGTTAGAACCTTTACCACCTTGTTTTCCATCAGTTCCTACGGTTCCCATATCAGCACCGCCACCAAAACCACGTCTACCATCAGGATTTACAACTCCACCTTTGATATATAATTCTCTTGCTATTTGTGCTCTAGTTATGGCCATCTATCTATTCTATTTTGTTTTTCCAAATAAATCAAGGGTAGGCATAATAACTCTGACATCTTTTCTTATATCAGATTCTGCAATTCCTTTAGCTTTCCACTCAGAATCGTCTTTGTATACCTCGCCTGTCTTCATATTGGTTATTGTTGTTATAATCTCTTTTGGTTCTATTACTGGTAGATCTTTCATTATGTTGTTATCTCCTTCTTAATGTTTAAATAGCTAATCGCTACATCAAACGAATCCGTGCTGCTTGATTGTACGGTTAGGGTATTACCACCCTCAATAATTAAAGGTTGAGTGAGTAATTCTGTTGTTACATTAGCAGTCAAAGCTGCTGATTTTATGGCTGTAATACTGTTGTTTGTAACAGTGACTGTGGGTGTACCTGCAGCTGTTACTAATAATGATTTGATAACATAAGTCTCACTGACTAAAGGATTACCTGATCCAAACGGAGTTAATGCACCACCGGTTGTGCTGTTATCTATACCAACAAATTTAAATTGATTAGCCATTAATTAATAAAAAAGTTAAACGCTTCAACTTCGTCTTTTAAATCTTCTTGAAACGTTGAGTTTAATTTTTCAACAATTGCGTCAAGATCTCTTACTTGAGCTTCTGCAGTCTGTAAATCATATTCGTTTGATGGTCTAGTTATTACCTGTACAATTTTTGCCATTATCTACGTCCATCCGGTTGTATATCTAATCTAAAAGTTCCTAGTTTCCAACTTTGATTAGTTGTTGTGTTTGCTATTTTCAATGCAACAGCTCTAGCTCTTGCACGTGTATCTACTTTTTTAGTAGATGATGAAACTGTAAAAGGACCCAAAGAAGAACTTGCTTGTGTATCATTTGGAAAGTCTCTTAATAAAAATGTAATTTGTGTATTGCCAGTTTGAGATATAAAATCAGGTACAAATCTTCTTATCTTCATAAGATACTCACCGTCTCCTCTAAACGTTGCAACACCAGTTTGTGTTCCTTGGGCCGATCTTTGTTGTGTAATATCAAAATCTCCTGATTCAATGCTTGCAACGATTGCTGTAGTTGAACCACCTTGTACTTGATCAGTCCCTGTTTCGTGTTCATAGTATATTGTTCTACCTTCTGTGTTACCCACAACATCAAACGATGTGTCTGTTCCTGCTTCGTATGAAGTAGCGTGTGGGCTACCAAATACTGCAGAGTCTTCCCACATAGTTCTAGCTAATGAACCAACAGTCCATACTGGTCTTTGTGGTGATGAATCAAAATAATTATATGTGACTTGTCTATTAACAACTGATGATCCTGTTGTTGGATAAAACCAAATAACTTCACCAAACAAGTTATTTAATCCTGCTGATACCATTTGATTACCAGATTCTAAATTTATATTATCATAAACAAAGTCTTCTACTAAACAAGATAGTGATTCTAACTTACCAGCATATCTAAAAAAACCATTTTCTGACATCCAATATGCAGCACCATCAACTTCAACACATGCGTTCTGTCCTGCAAGTCCGCAGTTAGTTCCAACCTGTGCAAACGCAAAGGTAAATGGTTGTCCAACAAAACGTTGTGTGAACAACGCTGTATCAGTCCAAACATAAATTGCATCCCTACCTCTGATTGCTCCTCTGATCTGTGATCCGTCGGCCAGTCTCTGTGTACCAGCTGTATTGGTTGCTGTAGGCACATATGTATTTATGTCTTCTTGATCCGAGAATCTTACAAACATATCATCTTGTGTTGATGTATCTCCAATAGTTGTTTCTGTTCCAAAAAATACTAAGTGTCTATCAGGAGTAGATACTAACATATGACGTGATGCTGTTGGTGCACCCGATATAATACTTGCTCTAATAGTCTCTGCATTTGTTGCAGCAGAGTTCCATTCAAAAACAGCACTATCATGAATTAAACAAATTGCTTTGTCACCAAAATTATCTAATGACCACATACCAGGTTCAAGAACTAAGTCACCAGATGCTGCTTCACCCCACGCTACAAAGTTTGTTGTGCTTGTAATTGTTGCACCACCACTGTGTGCAGCTTTTGTTGTACCTCTTACTTCTCTTGTTACACCTGTAAGTTCATTACCAGATATACCTGTATATGAAATTTCTTCATTATCTATTTTTATAAAGTTTGTACCTGCGTCTGGAAACTGAGATACATCACCTAATATAATACCAGTAGTTACAGTATCGTTAATACCATTAGTTAATGTAGTTGTTGGTTCTCCAGCAACTTCACCACCCCAAGATCCAAGTGACCAACCAAAACCTTGTGCTTGTACAGCTGGTCCAACCGGATAATAATGTTGTACTCTAATACCACCGGATGTTGTTGCACCAGATCCAGACTCATTAGATGGCATTGTAATAGTAATTGTTGTACTTGTTGGTACAGTTGTTACCATAAATTTTTTATCGTTAAAATCGGCAGCTGCATAATTAGAATTAGTTATTGCAGAAAAATTATCTAATAAGATTATATCTTGTTCACCTATGTTATGTGGACTAGAAAAAGTTATTGTAACAGTTGGTGATCCGTTGGTCGTGCTAAATGCACTAGTAAGCGTTGTTGTAGATTTAATAGGATGTATATCATAGAATACACCACCTGAGTATGCATATAAAATTCTGTTTGTACCAATAATTGCGTATTTTCTAGCTTTACTATTTACAAAATGATGAAGTCCTCTACCTGCTCCAGTCAGTGCATCATCACCTAACTGTTTCCAACCACCTATTTTTTCAGGCGTACCATATCTAAACCTTACATTATCACAGTCGGTCCATTGACCCTCTGCTGTAGTAGGTGTTTTACAAATGCTGGTACACCTAGTTTTGGTCTACCATCAAATTTGTTTTTTTCAGCAAATGGGCCGTTTACATGATTATAATGTAAAAACACTTGGCCACAAATGTTCCCGTCAAAAGGCTCTCGCCAATGTTCGAGTTCGCAACCACTATACACTAGCATATCACCTACTTCAAGCAAGACTTTTGTGCCTTTTGGAGCGTTGGGCTTATGTATATTTTTATACTCGTCTATAACGTTGTTAGACCCCGTATCGTCGATAAATATAGGCCAGGGATCTCCTCCTAGGTTTACTGTAGTTGATATCTCACAAGAAGGTCTATCTTTATGTCTCTTTAATATATCTCCTTTTTTATACGCTCTTGCATAAGAATAAGTTGGTACTAAATCTAAACCTGTTTCTTTTTTCATTACAGGTAACATTTTAACAAGTAAGGTTTCCATTACCATATCAGAATAATGAGAATAAGTATTAGGAACTTGTTGATCTGACCAAGTGCCAAACATACCATTGTCATATGTAATATTATTTTCGTACATAAAAGCAACAGCGTCTCGTTTAAGTAAAAAGTAATTAAATATAAAATTAGCTAATTCATAAGATAAAGCATTTTTTATAATGTGATATTTAAATGTCATAGTGCAATGTCCATTCCGTCTTTATGTTTTGTTTGATATTTAGATGTAGCATTTAATAAAGTTTCTACTTCTTCATCTGGCACAACTTCTATTTCGTACTCATTTATTCCTAATATACAACCTGCAATAAATCTTCTCATGCCCATACATAAACGATATTTATCTCCGTCTTTTGTGCATATAAGAGGATTTATAATTCCATTTTTTTCAATATCTTTTTTTAATGCTTGCCATCTTGGGTTTTCGGTTTGTGACATTCTACCTTCCTCAGTCTGTAAATGAGGTTCTCTAAATACTATTTTATCTTTATGTATTTTCATACAAACATTGTCTTCTGTAAAAAGTTAAATGATACAGATATTCTTATATCATCAGAATCATTTGGTTCAACACAATGTATTAACCACGCAGGAAACATAATACATCTTCCAGCTACTGGTTTATAATTAACTTCTCTCCATAATCTTTCCGGTGATGTATCGGGAGGATTTAATCTTTCTTTCATTTTAGGTGAACACATTTCAGCTCCTGTTCTAGGATCTTTTAATTTTAATTGACCACAATTTTCTGGAGTTTTTACATAGTAAACACCCGACCATATACAATTAGGATGTAAGTGTGCTCTGTTATATCCACCTGGTGGATTAATATTAGCCCACATATTACCAAGATAAGGCTCACTATCTAAATGTTCTTCTACATAAATTCTTTTCTGTGCTTCATATAAAGCTTTTGTTAGTTTAGCATACTCTGGTTTGGTATGCATATTAGTATGACTATGCCAACCTTTAACATTTGTTCTAGCTACTCCTTTATCTTGTTGCATCCAATTTACTATATCTTTTTCTAATTCAATGTTCATAGACTTATCTTTAATATCAAAATGATATATTGGTGTTGGAAAATGTAATTCTCTAATCATTTAAATGGTGGACCTCCAAACCACATTACTAAAGATTTTCTATTTCCACGTGTTACAGGTGAAACCCTATGTCTTATAAAAGATGCAAAGAACATAGCTTCGCCTTGTTTTAATTTTACAGATTGACCTTCTTTTACTAATTCTAAATCGCCACCTTCAAATTGATTTTCTGGAGATAATAAAAGAGTCATAGATATTTTTCTAATTGGTGGTTGTTCTTTACAATTAACATGATTGTCTACATGCCAATCATAAAATCCACCTTCTGGATATTCGGTGTATTGTGCCATTTCAGTTAATTTCATACCATCAAAACCAAAATGATTACCATTAGTGGCTAACATAATACGTTCAATATCTTTGTACATGTCTGGCATTTTTGAAAAAGGTATCCAACTTATATGTGAAGTTCTTGTTTTAGTATCTAACACACCTTTGCCAATTCCATTTTCAGCTCCAACTTCTGCATTATTTCTAGGTTCTTCTCTTCCTGCTTCTATAACCATTTCGCATTGTTTTGGTGCAAATATAGGTTGATTAGTTTTAACTATATAAGATTTCCAACATGGTTCTGTTATTATCATGCTGCACCTCTATTTTTTATTGGATCAAATGCTACATCACAATTTGCAGCAAGAGTTCGTCTTACTTCAGTTGTTCCATTAAAAGGATATACACAGTGTCTCATATCATATGGAAAAATATAAAAATCTCTAAGGTCCATGGGTGGTTGATAATCTATTTTAGCAAACTGACCATTCGCTGCTCCCATTATTTGTAGTCTACCATTTTGTTTAACTTGATCTGCTGAATATTCTTTACCAAATGTTGATGGTAATTTTAAAATCATCACACTAGATAAACCAGTAAACAACATACCTCTATGAACATGTGCAGGGTTATATTCGTGTTGTTTCATTTCATTAACCCAAATAGCGTTTAAATTCATTTCATAATCTCTTATTTTATTAAATCTTAAATAATGTTGAAACATTTTAATAAAATAATTTGTAACTGTTCTTGGTAATCGATTGTGCCTTTTCATTTTTGTTTGGCTCGATGCTTTTTCAGCTTTAGGAATTAAAAGTGTATCTTCACCATTATAAAATAAAGAATGTTCATTTTCTATTTTACCAACTAATTGTCCATTAGCTTTGTCTAATTTATTTTTATTAACCTCATAGATGTGATTAATCATTTGAAAAACATCAAGAGGCACTTGATATTTTAAAACTGATTGACCTAAAAATACAAAATCAAACTTTGGGTTTTCCATGTTGTTCAAGTTTTTCTTTCTCTGTATAACTTTGTTCTAATTCACCAGATTTTTTAATTCTTTGTAATGATTGTAATTGACCCATTACATTAAATACTTCAGCTTCTGATGAATTCTTAGTTAGTGTTTTAGCTTTTTCGTGATAATGTAATCCATATGATTCTAATTGGTGTACATTAACATCTTTATCATTAAATGATCCATCATTAAATTCTTTCTTTAATTTAGACCACATTTTAATTTCTCTCATTCTATGTCGTGCAACTTTTTCCATAGAAGCTTTAGAAAATATTGCTTCATCTAAATCTATTTTGTATTTTGTTGCTTTGTATTCATCTTCTTCTTTTTCAACTTTATCTTCCAACCATTTTATTTTTGCTTCATTTCTTCTGTAATCAAATGACAAAGCCATAAGATTATCTAAATAACTAGATTGTTCTCTTACACACTGCCAATACTTT